GAGCCTCGCGGCTCTGACTTTCGAAGTCCACCAGCGCATTTGGCTGGGTTGTGGCGCACTCTGTGCGCCCCAATATGTGGGAGTTATGCCCCATATTGGTACTTCCGGATGGGAGAGCTTCGTCTCTCGCGGTCCATCGTTGGGTTCCTTAGGAGAAACTTGTGGGTACCGTAACAAAGAACGCGGACCGCCTCTATACGGGTCGTTTCTCGGCCTGCTATTCGCAGGTCCGGTACACTACCTGGAAAGAGGCGTCGAGCGTTACACGTTCGGCAACCAGCAAGCGAACAAAGCCGCAAGGCGTTGAGCTTTTGTTCGCACCAACAGTGCTTAACCATAGCTGGTACGAGTACTGCGATGCCCCTTGGACATCACAGCCTCTCAGCATGGTTTCGTGCGGTGTAGATAAGCCGCCTGCCTGGCCCATCCTCTCCCTCACCAATTTTCGGGGTACTTCCCCGAATACTGGCGGGATGGGGCGAGCCTGGTCGACGTATTATCCATCTCCTTCGAACCTTGCCTTGCTGGGCAAAATCAAACATCAGGGGACCAACTTGGCTGTCTGTCTCGGTGAATACCGTCAGACTGCTAAAATGTTCTCTGATGTTGGCGATGCCCTTTGGACCCTTTACCGCGGGGTCCGTCGTGGTCAGTTCTTGCACCTGCTTCACAGCGGGGTCAAGTCTGCGCCCTCTACATGGCTCATGTATCGCTATGGGGTTTCACCCCTCATATCCGATATGAAGGCCATCATGGAGATCCTAACGGATGCTCGTGTCAAGCCGCTGGTGCAGAAGTTTGTTGTTAAGCATAGTACCATCCGGGACTATCAAAACACCAAGCCCTTTATCAGCGACATTGGCACGAACTACGTGGGAAGCGAGACGATTACAGGTATCTGTACTCGTCGCGATGTGGCGTGGGTTCAGTGGACGTCGAGTTCTTTACAGAACATCGTGAACACTGGCCTGACTAACCCAGTCCAAATTGCGTGGGAGTTGATCCCATATTCCTTTGTCGTCGATTGGTTCTTCAGCATCGGGGATTACCTCGCTGCTTTAGACGCCCTTACAGGTGTCTCGCGGGCTCGCGCCCAACGGATCTATAAGGGAACGAGTACCTACGCAGGATTGGCTCGCGGTGCGAGGATGAGTGCGGGCGCCTATCAGCGCTCCGACCTTTCTCTCACACCTGATCCTCCTCGTTGGGACCCATCACCGACTTGGAAGCGCATTGTGGACTCTCTCGCATTAGCGCGTCAGCGCTTTTCAAGGTGATCTAGATGGCACAAGCCACTTCGATCGTCCTGGCCGATGGCCAGGCAACGCCCGCGAACGTTACGTTCGCGCCTGAGAAGGTGACTCCGGACGTCTCGACTTTCGTCGATCGCGCCACGGGCATCGCCTCTCGTTTCCGTCGTCTGACCACTCGGTTCAAACCATCGCAAAACGGTGGCCAGAACCAAGCGGCGTTCGAGGTCAGCATCCCGTCCTGGGGGACTCTGCCGAGCGGTGCAACGGGCGTGGTTTACACGCTTCGAGCATCGGTTCAGCTGAAGCTCCCGGACGGGTGCACTGACGCCGAGCGGAAGGACCTGTATGCGTTCGTGAAGAACGGGTTGGCGAACACCCTGATTCAAGGCAATTGCCGCGATCTGGACCCGCTCTACTAAGAGCGGGGTTCACAACCTCCATACATGACCGGGTAACCGGTTAGGAGCCTTCAATGACAACGGAAGCCCCGAAACGCGCCGCGCGGCGCGCCGGTTCTCGCCGCACGGCGAGAAACTTTCGGGAGAGGCGGTGTACCGCTTCTCAGGTGTTCTCTTTCGAGGTTGAGATCTTTTCACACTTGTGTGAATCCATCGATACCCCGAGAGCTCTCGCTTGCTATATGCTCGCGCAGAGCTCGGAATGGGCGCAGTACTTGAGTCTTTCGACTCCTGATCCTTCTCTGTCGACCTTCGCTGACGATTACCTTGTTAGCGAAATGATGACAAAGAATCCGCGTCTCCCACTTAATGTGGATCGGCGTGCTGTTGCGCTAGAGAAATTTCGCGAAAGCGAAAATCTCTGCGCACAGACTAACAGTCGATGGTCTTCCTACTACTCGCTGCCATCCAAGCACACTAAGGAGCTGGACCGAATTTCTCGTGTCCAGCGGATCCTTGAGGTTGCCTTGGGGCCACTTAGTAGAGGAAAACTCTCGTTTGCTGAGCGTAACTTCCGGTTTGGTCCGGGGGCTACGTCAGCTGTTAGTGGATCAGATGTACTCCTTTCCAAGAAATATGCGGTTCCCACATGGGACGCGACACCTAGGTTGACCCCGTTCGTCCCTTTTATGAAGGGACAAGCGGTTGGAGATGTGAACGTCGTTCACTACTCCGTGGTCACAACGGTTCCCAAGAATGCGAAGACAGATCGGACGATCTGTATCGAGCCGCATGCTAACATCTACTACCAACTTGGAGTAGGTGCTTTGCTGCGAGATCGGCTTTGCAGACTTGGTCTCGAACCTAACAACCAGGAGAGAAACCGAGTGATGGCCTCCCGCTCTGTGAAGTGCGGGTACGCCACCATCGACCTTTCCATGGCGAGCGATACTATCGCAAGCCAGGTTGTTTTTCGTCTGTTTCCGGATGACTGGTTCCACCTCTTGTACCTCGGCCGCACGGATTCAGTGAATCTGGACGGCGAGATACTCCACCTGCAGAAGTTCTCCTCTATGGGGAACGGCTACACTTGGGAGTTGGAATCTCTCATCTTCTATGCGATCGCAAGGTCGCTAACAGACAAGGAAATCGGCGTCTTCGGTGATGACTTAGTTGTCCCATCGGAGATCGTCGATGACCTGTTCGAGGCTTTGAATTTCTTCGGATTCAAAGCGAACCCTCGGAAATCGTTCTGGCAAGGCGATTTCCGTGAGAGCTGCGGGACCGATTGGTGGAGAGGTTTGGATGTCCGACCGTTCTTTCTTCGAAAGGACCATCGTGAAATCCGAGACCTCCGTCACTACGCGGTCCAAGTCGCTAACGCGATTCGCTGGTATTCTCACCGTCGTGGTGGCCGCAGTTTCTGCGATCGCCGCTTTCTTCGATCTTGGCTTCTGGCTAAGAAACGAAGTGGTGAGCTTCAAGCTACGCGTTCATCGTTCGGATATGGGGACGACGGACTCATCGTCAACTTCGACGAGGCGTCTCCGTCCCGGCTCCGAAGAGGACTCCAAGGATGGCGAGGAGTAGTTTGCAAGGCTCGCGCCTTGCCTTCTTTCTCCACGTCGTCTCTGGGGGCCTACTTAGCAGCTCTCGACCGAGGTGGGGGCGACTTCTCACGTAACGAAGAATTCGTGCGTGGAAGGACGCTCCCGCTAAGGTACGAAGAGGTTCCAGTCTTTGACTGGTACGACCTAGGTCCTTGGCTCTAGCTGAGGCTTCCTCCGTTTAGGAGTGGAGTGTAGGTGCTCTGCATCTACTGG